GGCGTGCTCGGCACCGCCGACTCCGCGAACGTGCCGGACCCCACCGCCCCCCCCACGCCCCAGGAGGCGACCAGTGCCTAGTTCCCTCTACCGCTTCCGCGGCTCGGTCATGCCTGAGGCCGGCGTCCGCGCATCGGTCCTCTCGGCCGAGTCGAACGGCGGCGTGGTGACCCTGCGCCTGTATGACCCCATCGACTCGTGGGGTGGCGATTGGGGTGTCTCGGCCAAGGAGTTCGCCGCCGCGCTCGCCGTGATCCCGCGGGACACGACCGAGATCCGGCTGCACATCAACTCCCCTGGCGGCGAGGTCTTCGAGGCGGTCGCGATCCTCAACCAACTGCGCGCCCACCCGGCGAAGGTGGTTGCCGTCGTGGACGGCCTCGCCGCCTCTGCCGCCTCGTTCCTCGCGACGGGCGCGGACGAAACGATCATGGGTCAGAACACGCAGTTGATGATCCACGACGCCTGGGGGCTCTGCGTCGGTAACGCGGGCGACATGCGCGGCCTGGCTGACCTGCTCGACCGGCTGAGCAACAACATCGCCGACGTCTACGCCGCGAAGGCGGGCGGGACCACCGAGGACTGGCGCACGGCCATGCTCGCCGAGTCGTGGTACTCCGCTGACGAGGCGGTCGCCGCTGGCCTCGCCGACTCGGTCGCTGGCGACGAGCCCCAACCGTCTGCCGCGTTCGACCTGTCCACGTTCAAGTTCGCCGGCCGCGCGGAAGCGCCTGGACCTCTGACCCCGGTCGCATCCGGTCGCCGGCTGAGCAGCGCCGCGCGCGCCACCGACCTGCAGGCCAAGCGGTTCATCCCGCTCCCGCAGTAACCACTCCACCCCAGCAACCCACCGGGACAGCCCGAGTGGGTCACTCCGCCGCGTCCGCGTGCGGGGGAACCCCATCCGCGACGCGGAAGGAAGGCAAGGACCATGAGCACCAGCAACTTGCGTGAGCAGCGCGCCAACATCTGGGAGCAGATGAAGGCACTGTCCGACCGGGCAACGGCGGAGAACCGCGACCTGTCGGCCGAGGAGACCGTCTCCTACAGCAAGATGGAGGCCGACCTCGACGCGCTCGGCAACCGGATTGAGCGCGAGGAGAAGCTCGCGGCCCGAGCCCCGGAGTTCGACCGCGGCGCTTCCCCCGCATCCGGCCCGCCCCCCGTCGTCGACGAGCCCCACGGCGACGCCGACTACCAGGCCGCGTTCGCGGCCTACATCCGCAACGAGCCGATGTCCTACGAGCAGCAGAGGGCGCTGCAGGGCGGCTTCGACTCCAGCATCAAGAACGCGGCTGGCGTCGGAACGGGAGCGGCGGGCGGGTACACCGTTCCCCCGGAGTTCCGGGACAAGTTCATCGAGACCCAGAAGTGGTACGGCCCGATGCTGCAGGAGGCCGAGGTCATCTACACCGACAGCGGTGCGAACCTGCAGTGGCCGACCAGCGACGACACTGCGAATGTCGGCGCGATCCTCGCCGAGAACTCGCAGGCCACGGAGCAGGATGTCACCTTCGGCACGGCGTCGATCGACTCCTACATGTACACGAGCAAGTTGGTGCGCGCCTCCCTGCAGTTCTTGCAGGACAACGCCATCAACGCCGACTCGTGGCTGGCGGAGCGGCTCGGCGTCCGCGTCGGTCGCATCCTCAACCAGCACTTCACGACCGGCACGGGCACCGCCCAGCCGGACGGTCTGGTCACGGGCGCGACGGTCGGGGCTACGAGCACCGGGTCCTTCGCGACCACGGGTGGCATCTCCTACGACAGCCTCATCGACCTGGTCGAGTCTCTCGACCCGGCATACGGCGGCGGGCCGGGCCTCAAGTTCATGGCGCACCAGACGGCACGCAAGGCGATCCGCAAGATCAAGGACTCGCAGGGTCGGCCCCTGTGGGAGCCGTCGCTGCAGGTCGGTCAGCCGGACACCCTGCTCGGCTACGGCCTCGTCCTGAACAACGACATGCCCGCGATGGCGCAGTCGTCCAAGTCGCTGGGATTCGGCAACATCCGCGCGGCCTACGTGATCCGCATCGTCAAGGGCCTCACGGTCCTGCGCCTCACGGAGCGCTACGCCGACTTCCTGCAGGTCGGGTTCCTCGGCTTCGAGCGGGCGGACGGCACCCTGCAGAACAGCAGCGCCTTCAAGATCCACCAGACCACGGCCACGGCCTGACCAACCCCGGCACCGGAAGTGTCCGAGCGGAGGTTCCGCGCCAACACTTCAAGTTTCGGTGCCCAAGGTGTGGCCTAGACATCTCAGTGCCGGGTGATCGGTTCTGGCGCGTCGTCGACGACGTGGCCGGACACGGCGAGTCAAAGCTGTCCCTGTCGGAACTAGCGGCTAAACTGGCCTCCAGTTAGACCCTTCCGAGTCGGCGCGAGATACGTCGTCAGTCAGGCATCTTCGCGGGTGCAGGTTGATCCTGCCCCGGAGGTGCCAAGTGCCCGCCAAGTCCCCAATCAAGCCCAGACGCTGGGCATCTCTCGCCGTCGCCGCTGACCACCTCGCGGTGAGCGAGAAGACCCTTCGACGGATGATCGCCGCGGGCGACGTCCGTGGATACCGAGTCGGTTCACGGCTCGTGCGCGTCGACATGAACGAACTCGATGCCCTCGCGTCGCCCATTCCCACTCGGGGCACCATCTGATGCCCGCCATTCGCAGTGTGACCGTGGTCGACCTCGCCGCGGCCGTGAACCCTCATGGGGCGATGGACCCGGCAGAGGCCGCCAGGATCGCCAGCCACGCCATCGGCGTTACCGGCTTGGTCGACCTCCTGATCGCCGACGCCTACGGAGTTCCGGGCCCGGGCATTCACGAGCTGGCGCGGGTGCTGCGCCACGCCTCGGGCATCGAGGTGCGCGGCACCAACCCGGCCGCCGTGTCGACGTTCTCCAGATGGCTGGAGGCCATCTTCAAGGACCCGCCCAAGGACTGGGCCGAGCGGTGAGCCGCATACGTCCCTGGTCCCGCCACTACCTCGATGTCTGGCATGAGCGGGCCGGCGATCCCCGATTCCCGCTGTGGTTCCGCGTCGCCGCACTCGCGTATGGCGGCCACGACGCGACCGGGCACGCTCGATTCAAGCCAGGCGAACTCGGGCTCATCCTCGGCACCCTCGACGCGAGCACGGGTGAATGGCGCAGCCTCCACAAGGCCAACGTCCAACGGGTCATAGCCAGGGCCGTCGAGTTCGGACTGCTGGCACCCGAGTCCGGAAGCCTCTGCCTGGTTGTGCCCCAGCACGCGATCCACGGTGGCGTCGGTGGAAACGGCAACGTGGTCTGCCCCCTGCACGGGCGCAAAGGGCGGACGAGTAAGTCATCCAGTGACTCACTTCCGCCCGTGGGTAAGTCATCTAGTGACTTACCGGGTAGTCGCTCAGTGACTTACTCGCAAGCCTCTGACCTGCGGAAACGTGACCGCTCTCTTGATTCTGTCTTAGGCATCTCCGCGCCCTCCCCAGGTCGTGCCTCATGACCGACACCACCAGTCCGCACGACCGACTCGCCTTCGCGCTTGCCCGGTTGCTCGCCAACGGATCTCGCCCGCCGTGCGCAGACGGGTCCGGGGCGTGGACCAGCGACGACCGCGACGAACGCGCCTTGGCTGCTCGACTCTGCCGACCCTGCCCGATCCTCACCGAGTGCGGTGCCGCCGCTGACTCGACCAAGGAACGGTTCGGCGTATGGGCCGGGGTCGACCGCACCCAACCGACCAGCAGCAAGCGGAAGGGGGCCGCGTGAGCAACGGGGGGAGGGGGGTCGGAATCTCTACGGCCAATGTCACCACGACCCCGCAGCCGAGCATTCTCCCTCTCCGCTTTTTTCCCAAACGTTTAGCCCGGAAGGAACCCCGATGACCAAGACTTGCCCCTGCGGAAAGCCGTTCACCGCGAAGCGCTCAGACGCTCGCTTCTGCTCGTCTTCCTGCCGCTCTGCCGCCCATCAAGGTCGCCTGGTGGTCATGCCGACAGCCGATGACCCCGACGCCCCGGACTCGGCCCTCGTGGCCGTCGTGAGAGCCGATCTGGAGGCCGCGGGCTGCCTGGACACCCCGCTTGGACAGACGGCTCTCGAGCTGGCTGTGGCGATAGGGCCTGGCTGTCCGCCGTCCGCGATGCCGAGCTTGGCGAAGCAACTGGAAGCCACGCTGGCAGCGGCCAAGCGGGGGACCAAGATCAGCGCACCCCAGGCGTTGCGCGACGAGTTGGCCCGACGTCGGGCCGCACAGATGGGCGGTGCGTCGTGACCTTCGGTTCCGACAGCCACCATGAACCCACGCCGACCGCACCGCGTGACCTGTTCGCCCATCTTGCGCTTGCCCTCGCACGCCATGAGAAGGCGTGCGCTCGCGATCGGATCAAGGTCCCGGCGGAACTGATCACCTTCCGGGCGCTCTTGACAGCCTCCGCCAGCCTGCGACAGGACCCGACACCGATGGCCGTGTCAACGGCCAGCTCGGATGCTGAACCCGTGACCGACAAGTTGCTGATGACCAAGCGGGAAACTGCCGCCCTGTTGGGGGTGTCGGTGCGCACCGTCGAGCGACTTGTCACGTCCGGGTCCCTTTCCCCGGTGCAGGTGTCCAGGTCGGTGCGGTTCCTACGCGCCGACCTGGACACCTATCTGGCTGGCCTGCGGTCCCGTTCCTTCCGCGACGACCTCCACACGAAGGCTCCAGCATGAACACAACCCTGTCTGCCAAGGTCACCCGCACCGATGCGGGCGGATTCGTGGCGGTGGCCTCCACCGCCTCCGTTGACCGAGACGGCGAGGTCATCCTTCCTGGCGCGTTCAACCCACTCCCGGCCAGCCTCCCGGTGCACATCAACCACACCGCGAATGTCCGCGACCTCGTCGCGCGAGCCCGGCCGTACTACGAGGGTGGCCGATTGATGATCGAAGCCCGATTCGCTTCAACGAGCGCAGCCCAGGACGCACGCACGTTGGTGACCGAAGGCATCCTCGATTCGGTGTCCGTGGTGTTCTTCGCCGCCAAGAAGGAGCAGCGGGCCGGCGTCCCCACCATCGTCTCCGGCGAACTCCTAGCCGTCGACCTGGTCACCATCCCGTCCAACCGGGATGCCCTCGTGATGAGCAGCCGCTCATTCCGCGCACACGCTGCCACCGCACGAACGGTGTCGGCTGACGCCCTCATGGCTCTGGCCCGAGCCGAAGTACGTGAGGCACGCCGCCTGATTGACCACACCTCCACCCGAGGCACCCAGCGGCGGCGCATCGACGCCCTCATCCGGCAGACCCTGACCGACCAGCCCTCAACCGCCGTCGCCGTCCACGACTTCCTCAGGAGATTGTCATGACCACACGCCCCGAAATCGCACTCCCCGAACCCGCCCAGCCGCCCAGCAACTTCACCAGCCGACGAGCCGCCCGATTGGCCAGAGAGCGGGCCGGGCTCGCCGAGCGTGCCCGCGAGCACGTCAACGACCCGCTCACCGCGCCCCGTGACTCTTACGCCCGCGCCCTGCGAGCCGGCGACCACGCAGACACCCACTTCACCATGACCGATGTTCAGTCGTAAACGACCGCAGGAGGCATCTGCCGTGACCACCGAACCCACTCCCCGACCGCGCGAAGCCCGAGACAGCCGAATCTTCACCGAGGGAAGCACCTTCGCCGAGCGTGCCGCCCAGCGCCGCCAGTGGATGGAGTCCCGCGGCATCGACCACACTCAGCGGATCCTGTTGCCTCTGGGGAAGTCCGACTACCGCCAACGCAACCTGCGCACGGGGGCCGAGGAAATCGTCCGGGTCGACCTCTACGTCGACAGACACAACTTCAACGACACCTACGTCCGATTCCCCAACGGTCCCGTTGTCAGCATCGACACCGGCGGCCCAGGCCCCGACACGAGCGAGCGCCTCGCCCCGATCCCGGTCGGTCAAACCTGGTTCGGACGGCCCGAAAGCACGTACCCGACCTCACCCCCCGACCCCCCACCCGTACCGATCGCCGGGCCCGACCCCCGCTGGACGTAGTTGGCCCCACGCAAGCCGCGGACCGGGTTACTCCCGAGGGGTGATCCGCTCATCCCGTCGTCCTCGCGCCCAGTCGACCACGAGGACGACGACCGCTCCCAGGAACAGGAAGCCTTCGATGTATTGCGTGGCGCGAGCGGCCGGGGCGCCCGGGGCGAGGGCGTTCGCGAGGCTCATGAACACGGCAACGGCGAGCATGGCCGCACCGATCAGGCGAAGCCGTGCGCCCGTCGAGCGGTAGCGCGAGATGGCGTTTGCCAGTAGCAGCCCAGCCCCGCTCGCCATCATCAGAACGGCCAGCCAGCGCACCGAGCCCTGACTTGGTGCGCCCGCGGTCAACGCGCCCAGGGCATAAGTGGCGACGATCAACAAGGCTCCAGCTATCCGCATGGCGTCTACTTCTCCGCAGACCTGCGGGCAGCGGACACCCAACCGATCACGCCAAATGCCAGGCACAGGAATCCGACAACCGTCAACGCGGGTGTGCTAACAACGGCACCCAGAACCATCAAAAGCACACCGACAACCGTCGTGTTGCGCGCCTCAGTCTCAGTCTTTGGTAACAGATACATGTCGCCAACACTACGGCGGGCTTAGCCTGGGCGCCCGACCAAAGGCGCGCCAACAGGACCCGGGGACCGACGGAGAGCGGAACTTCCTTCCTTTCCACCGCACAGACCCGACCAGCGCGCCTCGCCCCAGCCAGCGCCACGGGGCATGACACACAAGGGCACCCGCCCACTTCGGGCGGGGGTCTTAGGCCTTGGGGGATTACGCTCTCTCGGCATGAACCGCACCGAGCGCAGCACCGTTAGGTCCCGGGTCCTTGGCAAATGACATTGTGCGCGTCGGGCGGGGCAACGAGGAACCGTTGCCGGCTGATCCGACCGGACGCCAACTCTCCATCCAGAAGGACGGCTCAATCGTTTGGGGAATCCCGAGCAGCGCCGGCGAAGCCGAGACGTGGTGGTCCGCCGGCACCCCACCCATGAACGGACTCGACCAAACAGCGCCCGTCGCCCAGGACCTCCGAAGCGTGAAACTGCTAGACCGCCTCCCCGTCATTCGGGCCGGCGAACGTTGGCTGGTGTCCAGCCCAAGTGGCGAGCCGTTGGGGCAGCTTCGCTGGCGACCCCTGAAACCAGGTAAACGCCATGCCGTAACAGGCGACGCCATGGCGTACCCGGAGCGCGGAGTCCTCGTGGTCTTGAGGTTGATCCTCATGCCTGGGGAGAAGGATCCGGTTGACATCCGCGGATTCGTTGAGCCCCTGCGACCCTGAGTCAACGGTCCATCCCGCTGGAGCCGGATCAGGGCCCCACGCGGTTGTCAAGACCCAAGACCCCTACACAGGAGGGGTCTTGGGTCTTGCGCCCAAGCCACGACAGGGACATCCGCGTTTCGATGATCCACATCACTCCATCAGGATCGACGCGAGCTTCGATGCCTCGTACGGCGTCACTCGAAGACGTGGGGACGGGCGATCGCGGCGAGCCGTCCATTGTGGGCGGAGGGGGGTACATGAAGGCTCGCCTCTTGGCCACCACTCCAGTAAGCCACTGATCGGCGTCGTTGCGCAGGGGTCCAAGACAAGCGTTGCGAGGCCGTGAGACCTTCTCGCGCGGCCAGTGCGGACCGACCTCCGAAAGCACCAGGTCGACGTCAATGGCGTCCCCTGGCTCGGGAGGGAAGGGCAACCGCCCTGCGCGTTCCTTGGCCCTGACCTTTCCGGGGTCACCGGCCGGCGGAAGCCGAGTGCATGCGTCCCACGTCCAGCGAAACCGAGCGACGTGCAGCACATTGGAATCAGGCCCCCCGACCATCCGCCTTCCCGGAAACCAAATCGGCCATGCACCCTGTATCACTTCGGCGGTCTCCCCCGGCACCGAGTTGGCGCTTGAGTCAAATCCCAATTTGAAGCCCCCGCCGCTCGGGTGGCGCGGGTCATCCCCATGAAGGCTCAGCTTGAGACGCTTCATGCCGGGGGCTGTCGACTTGAGGTAGAAGGACGTTCCGTTTGACCAGATCCGCCAGGCAAAACTAGCCGGGGGTTGGCCTTCCGCCGCTACGACCAACTTCATGACTTCCACAGTCTGGATGGACACAGCACAGAGACTAGGACGACCACGCTGGCCGAAGAGTGATTCGGACAGCCGACAACCGCCCGCGCTCGTCGCCCAGGCGGTTGTCTTGACGTCGAGAGACCGTATGTCGGCATACACGACATACCCTCGGGTCGTCCGCATAGATCAACGTGCTGACCACGAGTTGATCTCCCGACATGGGATGGACGTCCAACTCAGACGTCCATCCCAGCCCGGACTTCGCGTCACGAAGTCCGGGTTGGGGGGGGCAAGCGGCTCGTCGGTTCGCGACGAGCCGCTTGGAGTCGAGCGAGAGCTTGTATGCGTCCAATACGAGCTGATCGTCCTACCGAGACGATCAGCTTGTATTGGAAGACAAAGTCGAATCTGGACGACGTCTTAGCCGAGCAACATCCCGACCTCGACGTCGAGCGCGCGGGCGATCCTCACCACGTCCTCAGCCGTGAACGCCGCGAGGCCCTCTAGACGCCGCCACAACGGCCCCACAGACATACCGATGGCCGCTGCCAACTGCTCCGGCGTCTGGCCGTGCTCGACCATCGCCGCCGTGACGGAGGCCGAGACCTCGTTCCGCAGGTTGTCCATGTGATCCGGCATCAGCGTGTGCGGCTCGACTTCCAGCGCCTTGGCGATCGCGACGATCTGATCGACCGAGAGCCCCTTCTCGACCTGCGCCGCGACCCGCCGACCGATCTCGACCGAGACCCAGCGGTAACCGTCGTCCCTCACCCGGCTCTGACGCGGTGGCGGCACCCGAGGAGCCCGGGGGGACGCGAGCACGTCATAGCCGTTCGTTGCCGTGGCGGTCATCGCTCGGACTCCATGAGGGCCGTTGCTGCGGTGATCGCCGCAGCGATCTTGCCCAACTCCTCGGGGTCGCCAGTCTCGAAGTCGTCGACCATCACTTCCAGGTCTTCCACCTTCCACGCCTGCCCGTTGTGCCGGAGGTTTCCGACGAGGCGGACGAAGGGGTGGAAGTAGCGGCGGACCTCGATCGCCCACGGGTCGCCCTCGACCAAGGGCGCGCCCACGTTCATCGACTCGGCCCAGGGGACCACCGGGAACTCCTGCCCTGTGCCGACCCGGCGAGCGAACTCGCTGACTTCAAACGAGCGCCCTGCCTTGAACGCCTCGACCTCGGTCACGGCGGTCATCGCAGGCCGTCCGCGTGGTCAGCGGCCACAGTGAGGGCAACGGCCAGCGACCGTGCCTCGCCTGCCGTGAGGTCGAGTTGGGCCATCATCTGAATGCTGGACCCCTCACCGCCAGGCGTGGTCAGCAATTCGACCAACGGCGCCCCGTTGCGGCTGCTGCCGTCCTTGTGCGGGTGTGGGTCCTGCCGCACGTTCACGTGAACCTCACCGGCCCCGACCCGCTCGACCCGACCGTCCACCGGATGCCGCACCGTCGACATCTGCAGCTCGTAGACGTACCGGGTGTGCGCAGCCGCAGCGATCAGCGGGGTGCCCTCGGCAAACAGGATGGCATGGTCCGTGCTGCACCAGTCCGGACAGTCGCGCTTGATCGGCAGCGACCGAAGCTCACCCATCGTGTCCTCGGGGTAACGGCCGGCGTGCTCGTAGATGCACGACATGAGGTCGGACAGCGCCGCCTCCTGTGAACCTGCGGCGGGGGTGGTTGAGATGATGTTGCTCATGATCGTTCGCCTTCCAGTTAGGTGATCGGTCTAGGCCTCGGTCCGGTGCTCTAACACCGGCCGGGGCCGCTTGTGTTCTACCAACGCCGCCCCAGGACGGGGCGGTTGCTTATCGGGCCATATCTCGCTGTCGCCGTCGTCGGGGCCGGTTGCTCGTCTTGTCCAGGTAGGCGGTGATGCTGTCGGTGTCGACCAGCCATTTCCCTGCGACCTTGGATGCCACGAGGTCGCCGGAGCCGATGAGGCGCAGGACGGCCCGGTCGCTGCACCGGAGTAGGGCCGACACCTCGGGGACCAGTGCGCGGGGTGCCTGACTGCCAGTTTCGCCCGGGTTGGGAGTCATGTCCGTCCCCTTCGTTCTGACGCTCCTAGGCCACCCCCGTGGCGGGGGCAGTTGCCTCATGACGACCGCTTCCTAGTCGCTCTCCCCCACCTGTTCTCTGGGGTAGCGGCCTCAGCAACCTGACGGGCCACCAGCGCGGCCCGACACTCGGGAGTGAAGTAGCGGGCGCGCCCCACCTTCACGGACGGGATATCCCCGGTCCGCATGTGGGTGACGACCCAACGCTCGGTCTGGCCGAGTTCCGCGGCGAGTTCGGCCGGCGTCATCCATACGGTGCTCATGCGTCCGGGAGGTCGTGCATCCAGCGGGTCAGTTCCGATTGCAGGATGAGGTACTTCCCGCCCGGCGTCGCCTGCTTCGCATACAGCGGCGGCGGAAACGACCGCGGGTCCGTCGTGTGGACCGCCCGTCGCATCGTGTCCACCGAGAACGAGGTCAGTTCTGCGGCCTCCTGGAGCGTGAACAGCCGCTCCGGTCCGGACAGCCTCCCTCGCTGGCCGCGACAGCCGCAGGTGCGGCACTCCTGTTCCGTGATGGCGCGCATCCGTTCGTCCTCTCGCTGGTCGGTTCTCGTTCTACCGCCAAGGTCCGACAGGGGTCCTGGCATCCGACACGTATCCGACACGCGCCACACATGACAACGGCCCCTGCTCTGCGTTTCCGCAGGTCAGGGGCCGTTTCGAGGTGGTGGGCGATACTGGGTTTGAACCAGTGACCTCTTCCGTGTCAAGGAAGCGCGCTACCACTGCGCTAATCGCCCTCGGTACTGCTGACTCCAGATGGAGCCCGAGGTGGAGACGGGATTTGAACCCGTGTACGCGGCTTTGCAGGCCGCTGCCTCGCCTCTCGGCCACTCCACCGTGAAGGCGGTCTACCTCCGAGCGGACGACGAGGCTCGAACTCGCGACCTCAA